GGGGGATTATATTCCCATATACACTAGTGCATCTTGTTCACCCATTTAGTGGTACAGACCAAGTGAGAAGAACATTATCATATAATTGTGATTTAATACCTAAAGCAATGATAAAAGTAAAGTAGAGGAGAAAATTATGGTAGATATTATGGATGAAGCAACAATAAAATTAACAACTGACTTATATATAGCAAAATCTTTATTAATAGCTGCTGAAGATAAGATAGAAAAATTAAAAAAAGAAAATGTCAAACTAAAGAAACAACTTAATGTAGAATCTGTCAATACTGAATCAGAAGAAACTACAAAAGGGTTTGTTCCTTTTATGTCTATTGCAGATATGGAAAAACTTGAGAGTAAATTTTATATTACACCAGAAGGTAAAAAGTATCCTTTAATTACACAAGAAGATTTAGATAAATTAAATAAGGATAGTGCTTGACAAAGGTCAAGTTTTTTGTTATAATAAGACATATGAAGAGTAAATTTCATATAAATAATAATGTCGACTTATACAGACATATACAAATATAATCATACACACATAGGAGATAATATGAATACAAGTATTGCGGCCTTAAAAAGGTCAAAGTCTAATCTAGACACCCTCATAGGCGAACTAAACAAAGTCGCTGAACCTCAAAAACAAACTAACTCATATCAAGATGATAGATTCTGGAAACCAGAACTAGATAAATCTGGTAATGGTTATGCTGTGTTGAGATTTTTACCAGCAGTTAAAGACGAAGATTTACCATGGGCAAGATTATGGTCTCATGCATTTCAAGGTCCTGGTGGCTGGTTTATTGAGAACAGTTTAACAACACTTAACAAAAAGGATCCAGTTAGTGAATCAAATAGTTTACTATGGAATTCTGGTGTTGAGGCAGACAAAGAAATTGCAAGAAAGAGAAAACGTAAGTTATCTTATGTTGCAAATGTCCTAGTTGTTAGTGACTCTAAACACCCTGAGAATGAAGGTCAAGTAAAACTATTTAAATTCGGTAAGAAAATCTTTGATAAGATTACCGAAGCGATGAAACCTGAATTTGAAGATGAAAAACCTATCAACCCATTTGATTTTTGGGAAGGTGCAAACTTTAAACTAAAAATTAGAAAAGTTGATGGTTACTGGAATTACGATAAATCAGAGTTTGATAGCTCATCTACTGTAAAAGAAAATGATGAAGCTATAGAAGAATTGTGGAATAAACAATATCCACTAAAACCATTTCTGGCGGCTGAAAACTTTAAGTCATATGATGAACTAAAAGCAAAACTTGATAAAGTTTTAAGTGGCGTTAGAAATACTGGTACTGCTGAAGATGTTATGGACCCACCTACAACACCAACAGTTAGTTCACCAGTTGTAAATGAAACAGCAGATACTTCTACTTCGGTTGCAGTTGAAAATGAAGAGGACGATGGTGATGAAACACTTGATTACTTTTCAAAATTAGCAGAAGAAGATTAATCTCTCCACCTGTTTCTTAGAAAGAGGGGTGTTTCGGCACCCCTTTTTTTTTAGCGTCAGAATTTTGACTATAATTTTTTATAAATAAAGGTATGAATTTATTTTTTGAAATATTAGTTGCATTTGGTCTACCTGTAGCATCTGCTACAGTTATGGGTATTTTTATATACATGATTTTGAAGTATATATTAGAATCTGTCGTAGGTCAAGTTAAAGGTATTCATGGTATTATTATGTCACTAGATAACAGAATTAAGACTATGAATAATGAGATGATAAAAATAGACTTACTTATATCTCACGCCTTAAAATTGAAACCAGACGAAGAAAGAATATCTAGAGCAGATGGCAAAGAAGATGCTAGGAAAGATTAAATGTCAGTAATAGAAATACTCAATCAATATGGTTTTGCCACTTTAGCTGCAATTGCTATGGGTTGGTTTATATATTTCATATATAAATTTACAACAGAAAATCTTAAAAAGAAATTAGGCGAGGCAAATACAGCATTAATTGGTCTACTTGATAGAATAAGAATGCTTGATAATGACCTTATCAGATTAAGAACTAAATTGAATACAGTATTAGAGTTACAAGAAAACGAACGAAGAAATTCAAAGAAGAAGATAAAAAGAACAAAAAAGAAAAGATTAGGTTAATAGAATATCTTGTTGAATATCATCTAACTTCTTCATAATTGCAGTATTTTCTGCTGTTAATGTCTTATTATCATTTTGAAGAACATTCATTTGAACTAACATTTTATTCATTACATCTGTTAAAATTGACATTTGAACATCAATCTTAATTGTATTGATTTTAACTTTATCAATATCTAGAAACATATCAACATTCAATAAATTGTAAATATCATCATTATTATACATAGTTTCACTCATAGTTTACTCACTTTCATTATATATTATTAAATTACTTATACTATTATAATAACGGAAATCAGTAGCAATGTCAAGCATTATTCCACTTGTAATTACCTTTTTTAACGTGTCAAGTATTTGACACAAATCGGGATAATAGACTACTTGATATTATAAATATAAGCATGAAAACAAGAACACTACAAAAGGAGATTGTGGTGTTAGTGACATTTCTTTATGTGTTTTTGGTGGGTCCTAACACTCTTATCGCAAGCGAACTAGTACATCAGTTTAGCAATCCATCTTTTAGCGGAAATGGATATTCTAGTCATGTATTATCCATCGAACAATTACAACATAACAGAAAACAACAAAACAAAGATGATGCAAAGTCAGCACAAGCTGCGGCTAAACGTGAAGCAAATAATACTACAATCAACAAGTTTATTAAGAACGTAGAGAGTAGAATTTATGCTAACTTGTCAAAACAATTAGTTGACAATATGTTTGGCACTTCATGTACAGGTACTTGTCCAACAAGTGGTACTGCTGAAGTAGAGGGTTCTACAATCAATTGGGTAAAAGATGCCTCAACAGAGATTATTACATTAACAATTACAGACCCTACTGGTAATGTGACTACTATGTCAGTACCATTAGGTGACTTTCAGTTTTAGGATTTAGAATGGGAATATACGAAATTATAAAAGTTATGGGACTGTTATGTTTTCTAACAGGTTGTGCCGCAACTGGTCAAATGGCTAAAAAAGGTGATGAACCTTATATAGAAGGAACAACTACAATTGAGAGATTGAAAGAAATACCTGATTTAGATAATCAACCTCAAATAACAATTGCAGTTTATAACTTTACAGACCAAACAGGACAAAGAAAACCTAATCCTAACTTTTCACAGTTATCAACAGCTGTAACTCAAGGTCCTGATGTGTGGGTTATTTCTGCTTTAAAAGCGGTGAGTGATGGTGATTGGTTTAGAGTTGTTGAAAGAAAAGGTTTAGGTAATCTAATTAAAGAAAGACAATTAATTAGGTCAACAAGAGAATTATATGATGGAGAACAGAAAGCAAAAAATCAATTGAAACCATTAGTCTTTGCAGGACTAATTATAGAAGGTGGTATTGTAGGATATGATAGTAATATTGCAAGTGGTGGTCTAGGTGCAAGATATTTTGGTATTGGTGTTAAAGAACAATATCGCACAGACCAAGTAACAGTTTCTTTACGAGTTGTTGCCGTACAGACAGGTGAGATATTATTATCTGTTTCAGCTTCAAAAACAATTGCAAGTTACAGTTTAGGTGGCGATGTATTTAGATTTTTAGATTTAGGTACTAAAGCTTTAGAGTTTGAAACAGGAAATGCTACGAATGAACCAGTTAATTATGCTATAAGAACAACAATAGAACACGCCATATTGCAAATGGTATACGAGGGTGTAAATAAAGAATTATGGAAGATGCAAGGCGTGAACAAGATACATTTAGAAAAGGAAAAAAAGTAAAATGAAAAGTATAACTAGGGTAGTTACGTTTGCTTTGATGATGTTTATAATGCCAGTAATGGCAAATGATATCTATGTAACACAATCTGGTGCTACATTAACTCTTGATGTGTTACAAGACGGACAAAATAATACAATAGGTAATAGTACTACAGCTTCAACTGTAACAGGTGCTACATCTAATTTTAACATTGACCAAATTGGTAATTCAAATGTTATAACTTTTGATATTAATGGTGCTAACTATACAGGTACTTTAAGTACAACTGGTAATAGTAACAACATTGATTTCAATTGTGATAGTGGAGGAACAGTTAGTTCCTGTGCTACGGTTACTGCTTCAATTGTTTGGGTAGGTTCTTCAAACGACCTAGATATTGATGTCGGTGAAACAGCAGACGCCACTGGTGCTACAATCGGTATAACTGGTGTGTCAGGTAGTGATTCAAATGTTATCGCTGCTACAATAGATGGTACAAGTGTCATTATGACTTTAAGTGTTAATGGCGACACAAACAACTATTTGATTGACATTGACGGAGATGGTGATAGTATAGGTCATACACTAGTACATAGTCACACAGGCTCAATCGCTGATGTCGATATTACGCAATCAGGTGTCTATGACAACATGATTACTTTAACAACAAGTGGTGACAACCACAATATTGATATAATACAGAGGGACTAACAATGGATTGGATTTTATTTTTATTATATACAGGAATAATTTTATATGCGACTTATAGTTTTTATAATTGGGTGCATAGCCTTAACCCTTACGATATTACCAAAAAGTAGCTTTGCCGCTATTGGCGAGGTTACTCAATTAGAGGGTAATGGTGTCATTGATAGAAAAGATGGCGACAAGGGTATTGTAGTAGAGAAAAAATTAGATATATTTTCATACGATACTGTAAAAACAGGTAATGGCAAAGTTGGTATAGAGTTTATAGACGCTACTAGAGTTGATGTTACTCAACATAGTAAACTTATTATAGATGAGTTTGTCTATGACCCTAATACCAAAACAGGTAAACTTTCATTAAGAGCAAAACTAGGCACAGTAAGATATGCCTCAGGTCAAATTGCAAAAAACTCAGCAACAAATGTTAAGATAACAACACCAACAGCAACGATTGGTGTTCGTGGTACAGATTTCACAATGACTATTGATGAGGTAGGTTCATCTACAATTATTTTATTACCAAGTTGCGATACAAATGGTAATTGTTTTGTAGGTGAGATTAGTGTAGAGTCAGATGCAGGTCAAGTAATACTTAACCAAGCATTTCAAGCTACAGTTGTTGATACAGTTGCAAGTAGACCATTGACACCTGTAATATTAGAGTTAGATGAGGAGATGATTGGCAGCTTGTTGATTATATCTAAACCTGCTGAAATAGAAAAAATGCAAAAAGAAGAAGGATTAAACGAAGTTGCAGATGCTTTAGATATTGACTTTTTACAATTTGATGATTTAGAAATAGATTATCTAGAGGAAGATGAAAGTCAATTTAAAACAGGACTTGATATAGATTTTTTAGAACAAAACTTTTTAGCAGATATTCTAGCACAAATCAATAAAGAATTAACAAAGTCAATGAGGTCAGAGTTTGATAAAGGTAAATCAGTAGATGGCATATTACTAGGTAAGAATCCTGAAACTGGTGTTATAATATTAGATGAGGATCCTGAATGGGTTTGGGCAAGAGAAGACGCAAGTGGTTCATATATAGAATTAAGATTAGATAAAGAATATGGATATATACTAAATATAACACAAGGCGAGTTTGTACAGTATGATTTTCAATTAGGAGGTCAAGACAATGCTATTACGATACAACAGATTAATTAGTTTTTTATTAGTATTATTTTTTTGCACACCATCATTTGCAAACTTTAATCCAGACTTTTGGCCATACATACAAGAAAGAATGTTTGGTGTTAGAACAGCAGTAGAATTACCAGCTGACAATGATGAGTTAATAATATCGGGTCCTAAAAGAGCGGCCAGTGGTGCTCAAGTGCCTGTATCTATTACTGTTAATACAAAACGATTTGTTAAAATTCACTTAATTATTGATGCTAATCCAACACAGCTAGCGGCAACATTTAAATTAACTAAAAATACTCAGAACACAGAAATAGCGACCCGTATCAGAATGGAAACAGATAGTTATGTGCGTGTAGTTGGTGAAACAGCCAACGGCGACTTGTTCACACACAAGACAGGTATCAGAGCCAGTGGTGGTTGTTCAGGTTACATGGATGTACAGGACCCACAATTAACAAAAAACTTAGGTAAGATTTTATTTAAAGAAAAGCAAGGATATAAGACTACTAGAATTAAACATCCGATGTTTACTGGTTTACAAAAAGATTTAGAGTCAGGTGGTTATATACCATTATGGACCATTAAAACTATTACTTGGGTTGACGAAGACGATTATATTGTTATGCAGGTAGACACTTACATTTCAATTTCACAAGACCCATATGTAAAATTTAAATACAACGGTAATGTTCGTGTAATAGCTGAAGATACAAAAGGAAATATATTTAAAAAATGAACAGCAAGTTAATTAGTTTCTTATTTGTATTGTTTTGTACATCAGCATTTGCTGAAACAGCTCATATAAATTATACTGATACCAATATGTACAATAAACTAAAAGGTGAACTAGAGGGTCATGGGTTTACAGTTTCAGGCACAAATAGTGGTTCAGTTACTTTAAGTCATTTTACTAGTAAAGATTTACATATTAACATAGCAGGTAATAACAATTGTGGTGGTACCTGTAAGACAGCATATGAAACTTACATTGGAGCAGGCGGCACAGTTTTAATTGCTGGTAATGGTGACCATGATGGCGCTAGAACGCTTAGCATTGAATCGCTTGTTGAAAGTAAATTAAGTGTAGGTGCTATCTCAATATACAATGGTGAGGCAAACTATACTTCTCACGCTAATGGTTCTCAATATACCGTTTCAAATTCATGGGTAACAAGAAATCTTTTTTCAATGCAATCGGGTGGTACGGCGATAGCGTCAAATACAGCATCAGGCCTTAGTGG